TCCGGAGACTCGAAGCGATGATTGATGCTGACTGAACGAATTAACTCCGACCGGGGAGGGGGTCGAATTTCCTTCGGGGGTTTGAAATGTCAATCGCCCCCTGAGTCGAGAACGCACGCGTGCAAAAATACGGAATTTGGATATGGCAAAAGGACGAAAGAAAACATCGGATGCAAGTAAGCGGCTCCGGGGAACCGACCAGCCCTGCCGGATGGATGGCGAGTTGGTACCGATGGCCCCGGCCACTACACTTCCCAAGCCCAAGGGCCTGAAGGGTACGGCTAAGAAACTGTACCAGCTGGTGGGAACCGAGCTGGCCAGCAAGGGACTCATCGATGCGGTGAACATTGACCTGCTGCTGGCGTACTGCAGGGAGATGGCGCTCTACCAAGACATGATGAAGGATCTGGAGACGGAGGGCTATACTATAACGGTGGCCACCAAGACCGGATCCATCAAGCAGGTCAACCCCAAGAGGAAGATTGCGGAGAATGCGCTGGTGGCTGCAAAGACGCTGGCATCCGAGTTCGGACTGTCCCCGGCCAGCCGAGCGAGGGTCGCAGCGATGCTTTCTGGAATCCAAAAGAAGGATGACTTCGCTGATTTTGAAACTGTAGATGAGCAATAAACATGGACAAATTAACAAAGGCAGAGCAATACGCAGAGGACGTCAGGGCAAAGCGAATCCTGACCTGCGAACTGGTGCAGCTGGCGGTCAGGCGCTACTACAAAGACCTTCAGGATGCGCTGGACAAGGGTTGGTACTTCGACCGGAAGGCCGCGATGAGGGCCATCAAGTTCATCGAAACCCTCAAGCACACCAAGGGTGAATGGGCCGGGCAGAAGTTCATCTTGGAGCCTTGGCAGCACTTCATCCTCTGGAACATCTTCGGCTGGAAGAATGCTGACGGCACGAGGCGCTTCCGCTATGTCTATGTGGAAATCGCCCGCAAGAATGGCAAGACCGCACTCTCTGCTGGCATCGGCCTCTACATGCTCTTTGCCGATGGCGAAGCCCGGCCGGAGGTGTACTCCGCTGCCACCGTCAAGGATCAGGCGAAGATCTGCTTCTCCGATGCTGTGGAAATCGTCAAGAATACGGATTTGAAGAACTATCTGGATACCTACCGGAACAGCATCGTCTACGAGATGAAGGGCGGCATGATGAAGCCCCTATCCTCGGACTACGGTACCCACGATGGCCTGAACCCCTCCTGCGGTATCATCGATGAGTTCCATGCCCATAAGGACTCCGGCATGTTCGATGTTATCAAGTCGGCCTTCGGAGCCCGCAGGCAACCGCTGATGTTCATCATCACCACTGCCGGATTCAACAAGAACGGAGCCTGCTATGCCTACCGGGAGAATGTTATCAAGATCCTCCGGGGTATCAATCAGGACGACACCCTCTTCGGCATCATCTACACCCTCGACTCCAAGGAGGAATGGGACAACCCCAAGATGTGGATCAAGTCCAATCCCAACCTCGGAGTGTCCGTCTCGGTGGACTATCTGGCCGACCAGGTGCAGGACGCCAAGAACCGTCCGGAGGCCGTCCGCAATGTGATGACGAAGAACGTCAACCTCTGGGTGGATGCGGAAAAGACGTGGATTCTGGACGATGCTTGGATGCGCTGCATCGGCACTACCGATCCAGAATCCCTGAAGGGCTGCGCCTGCTGGGGTGGACTCGACCTTTCCAATGTGTCCGATATCACTGCCTTCGTGCTCATCTTCCATGAGAACGACATGTTCCAGCTGCTGCCGTTCTTCTGGATTCCGGAGGAGAAGATGCTGGAGAAAATCAAGAAGGAGAACATCAATTACGACCTCTGGGTGCAGGCCGGGTATGTGAAGGTCACTCCCGGCAACGTTGTGGACTACGATTTTGTGAAGGCCGATATCCTGCAGATCATCGAGGTGTATGATTTCCAGAGCACTGCCTATGACCGCTGGAACTCCAGCCAGACCATCATCGACCTGCAGAACGAGGGCATGGAGTGTAATCCTTTCGGGCAGGGCTACGGCTCAATGGGAGCGCCTACAAAGGAATTCGAGAAGCTGGTGCTCACCGAGAAGATTGAACACTTCGGCAATCCTGTGCTGCGCTGGATGCTGGCCTCGACTGTGGTCAAGACAGATCCTGCCGGGAACATCAAACCGGATAAGGAGAAGTCCGTCCAGAAGATTGACGGTATCGTTGCCGGGATCATGGCGCTGGGAGAATGGATGACTGCACAAGGAGACGAGGATGCCAATCCGTACAACAATCGTGGAATGCTGTCTTTAAGGGGGTAATGGTATGGCCAGAAGGAAAATCAGCGAAATGCAGACGATAGTTCGGCAGCGGTATGAAGGGCAACTGCAATCCATCGAGCCGTTGTCCGACCTTGCCCGGAAACTCCTCTCACAGGAGGGTTTCCTGGATCTGTTCCTCGAAGTCCGGATGCTGTACCCAACCTACGAGGATGCCTACGAGATGCTGGAAGAGCAGCACGAGCGCATCACCGGGGCCAGAATGTACTCCGAATACCACTCGTTCCGGAGAGGATTCCTGCGGTGGAAAACGAAAAAACGCTCACCGGAGTGAGCGCTGGAAATCAATAACCGGGGTTCTGATGCACCCAATAAGCAGATTCTGAATATGGATAAGGGAATAGAAGTTGGTATTTCTGGCATCCGGTAACTTCTTCGGCTTTTCCGATTCTCTTTAGCAACTGCCAATAGCCAAATACGTTCTCATCTTTCCATGATGCAACCGAATCCTCAAGCTTCCCGTCTGCTTCTTTCCTTAAAATATCAACCCAAGCTTTGAAATACACGAAGGATACAATCTCCAATTCATTGTTTGCATTGAGTTTTCTGAAATCGAATATGACATCCGAGGTCTTGAGTCCTTCCACCCGATCCAAATCAATTGAAAAGAGATTCTTTGCAAGAGTCGTATTCCCGCGTGTCAGTTCGATTTCTCCTTGGAGAAGCTGTCTGGCTGTGGGATTGAAAAACTCATAATATGCCACCGAAGTGAATGGATTGGCATAATCGGTGTTATAGAGCTCAATGTCTTCAACGGCAGATTTTAAGATATCTTCAATTTTACAAATCTTTATATTCATAGCAGCCTCTTGGGATGAGTCTGTGGTGTAAGGGACATCTCCCCAAAGCGAGGTGAGATTGTACGCCACAAAAGCGCGTAGGGCATGGAGATGAGGAATATACTTATTGACAAAGCTGTTTCCGTTATCTTTAAGGGCATCCAGAGCAACATTTATCTTGCGCAGAGCCGAGTAAGCATATGTCCATGCATTTTTAATGTCATCATTTGTTGCAGATAACACCTCGAATTTGCCTGCCATAATCTTCTCTTCGATGGAGCGTTTTCTTTCGGCAAAATTAGAGAGATCATTATAAATGGCTGCAACGTAGGTTTGCACCTGACCGTCCTGATTAAAATACAGTTCGTCAGAAATGACTTCGGGTGGAACAATCTCAACATACTCTGACTTTTCCACAACCATCCATATCTTCATCTGGTTTGACTGAAGTGTGGCTGTAAGATTAGCCTTCGATTTATCTTCCTCAATGCCTGTGACCTCGTAAATGATATACGGTACATTATTTACTTTTGTAGTAATCACATTCCCCGAAACGGAGTATGTGCCCTCGCCATCTCCGAAATAGCCCTCACCCTTGTAGAGCCCATTCTCCTCAAATGTAGCATAGGTATCCTCAAAGGCCCAATCAGTCATCTTAGCTCCCTCATCGTACTTGGCCTGAATCACTTTCCAGCATCCAATGATGTCATCTCTGTTGAGGGTGAAATTATTTGAAGGTGTCTCTGCTCCATTATCCTTTCCGCAGGAATAAAGCAGCAAGGATGCAATCGCAAAAACAATGTATCGAAGTCCCTTTTTCATAATTCGTTACTTTATAATCTACAAAGTTAGCAAATTTTCAATAGTGCGACAATGTCTCACTTGAAAGCGGACGGATGGAAGTAGCTTTGCTCCCGGTTATTAGTTTAGTGTTAAGCTACGGTGTCACGTCTTGGTAATGCCATATTTTCTATCTTCCGCAAAGGAGAGAAGCGCATCAGTTCAGAGCAATTCGAGCAGGCTGTGAACGAGGTGCTTCTCTCCGACACCGTAGCCGATGCGGTGAAAAAGAACATCATCACCCCGGAAGGCTCGCTGGCCATCTCCGCTGTCTGGGCCTGCGTCCGGATCCTCTCCGAGACGGTAGGAACACTGCCAATCCACCTCTATCACAAGACCG